TACCGTGTCGAACATTTTGCCCTTGACGGCTCTGGCTGTCTCTCCGTATGTCGCTGTCGCTGCCGGTTCTGCTGCAGGCACGTTGGCGCCGCTTGCCTGTGCTACCGCGTCATACATCTGACAGGCCAGCTCCGTGGCCGCCTCTCCGTATTCCGTGGCCACTGCATAGGAATAGTCGAGCAGGGCTTTGAGCCCCTCTTCGGTGCTGATGTCATGGGTCCTGATATATTCAGCAATGCGATCAGCTGCTCTCTCGTTGACGTTCCGGAGCCTCGCTATGTATTTTTGCCAGTCTTTCTTTGATATCTTCATTCTTCAGCCGGTTTATTTTCTTCGAGATCCGCCAGCAGCTGCCTGCCTCTTGATCTCTGTTCCTGTGCTTTGATTCTGCGGATGTCCGCCTGATCGAAGCCGACCATCTCGAGGAATACGTCAGTCTCTGCGAAATTTTCCCTGGCGGATGCGATCTTGATGGCTGCATCAGCTGTCGAGGCTACCGAAGGCATGGCCGGATTCTTGAAGTGTGCGACTATGCCTTTCTGATCGTCGGTGAGTGCTTCGAGGGTTGTGCTGTTTGCGACTGCCAGCGCCATGAGCGCGATGGTCTTGAGTGACTCTCCATTTGCCTTGTTCAGTTCCTCTGCTGTTGCTATCAGAGTCTGAGACTGTGCGAGTATTGCATCTGAGCTCGTCGGGTTCGCATCGTTCACGACTCCTGTGTCGGTCACTGTCAGGCCTGTCGCCGCCGAGAATTGCGTGGACAGGATCCTCAGCATGTCTGTGTGTGGAGTTATGCTGCCCTGCGTGAGCTGTCCGAAATCCGGATTTTCTCCTGTTTCCGGATTCCTGGTGCCGACGATCATATTCCCGATGTACTGCTTGAATTTCTGATTGATCAGCGCATCATACTGCTTGTCTGTGACTCCGAGCATATATTTCTGCGGAGCTGTCGCGAATTCGAGTCCTATTGTGGCATTGGCCACGGTCCTCACATAACCCTCGATCAGTCTTCTGATAGGTTCTTTGAGCCTTGACTGTCCGAATGGTTTTGCGCTTGTCGCATTCCAGATTAGCGGCTCCATGAGTGGCCTGCCCATCTTGTGTGGGTGTCTTTCGGCCTTCCATGTGTAGTTTGCCTCTGTGATGACGATAATCGCCTCGTCGGTGTAGAGGTTGATCATCGTCGGCCTCCACTTCCATGTCGCCGACTCGTCCGATACCGTGTCCACTATTGCCATTCCGCAATCGATCCTGCCCTTGACGCCGTTCCATCTGGCAGCTGCTGTCTGTGGAGAATGGAATCGGATGCGGCACTTGATTTTCTTGTCAGCTGACAGAGTCGCAAATGTGCATCCGAATTTGAGTTCATCCTTTGTGTGCTTCGGATATTCCGAAACCAGTCTATTGTCCACTATGATCTGATTCAGCTCTGCGAGGTCGCTTCCGGACTCTGCTACGAATCCATCGAACATTGAGCGCCTTGCCAGCACATCGACTGTCTTCGCGCCCCATGCACATCCGATCTCGAGCCCTGATAGATCTTCCGGAAGAGCTATACCGAGATTGACGTCCCTGAGAGGGATCTTGCCCTCGTAGTATTTTGCTTTTTTGCTATTTTTGTTTCTGTGATACTCGTATATGTTTATCAGATCGTTGAGCATTGCCCGCTCGTCCGGTCTGAGCCCTTTTACGTATGTTGGCATCCTCAGTAATTCCATTTATCCGATCCTCATTTCTGCATTAGGGTCCCTCTTCGAGGTTTTTGCTCCCCATAGTGCGAGTGCTGACGCTTCTATTGGCAATGATATCGAGTGATCGCCTCCGAAGCCCCAGCCTTGTCCGATTTTCCTTTTTACCGAGAGCGTGGCGCTGTTGTTCAGCGCTGTCTGCTGCTCGAACCATGTCAATCCCTCTTCATTGACTGCATCTGTCAGGGTTCCTACTGACGCTATGACGATTCCTGTCGAGGCTCTGATCACTGAGCCTTTCACTTTCCAGTTGTCTGATATTTTGTTGATCAGCACATCGACGCCGTTCTTTCCGTCGATGACCACACAGGATGCTTTGTTGTTTCGCGCGTTGAGCCAGTCTGCGAGCCACTGAATTCCCATGACTGTAGGACGCAGTTCTATCAGCGAGATCCTCGGCTTGCCTTCCTTCGGGATCACCGCTCCGCAGAGCGCTACCATCGAGCCGTCTGTTGAGAATTTGACGCCGTATGCCGTCTTCCCTTCCGGTTTCGGTTCCTTGGACATGCAGGCCTTCCATTTCTTCTCGTCGAGAGCCTTGTCCTCTTCTGCCTTGATTTCCGGCATCCACCATCCGAGCCGTTCCCTGGCGAAGCCTGCCCGGTCCATCGTCCGGAGCTCTTCCTCTGCGAATTCTTCCGTCTGCCTGATTCCGAGCGCCGGATTCGTCATATACCAGAGCGTCTTGTCTTCGACCGGGATCTCTTCGATGCTTTTCGCCTCTACTGACCACTCATGCCATGAGTCGTGCTTCCCCGGATCCGTCAGACAGATATTTCGTCTTCTGCGGAATATTGTCCCCGGACACCCTGGATATGGAGGTGTCCCTGTGTAGATGATCTGTCTCGTGCCGGTCGCCGATGCTGAGAGTGTCGGCATCATGGCTTCGATCTGGTCGTCTGTCAGTTCTTGAGCCTCGTCAAAAACGACGAGAGAGACGCCATCGACGCCTCGTGCTGCTTGTCTTGACCGCGCAGAGAACTCTATGATCCCGCCGTTGTAGAGTTCTATTCCTTCCTCGCCATTTGTTCTTCGGATCCGTTTCGCCTTTGCCATGATTTCCGGATAACGCGGATCCTCGAAGTATCTTGCGAGCCTGTTGAATGATCTTTTGGCCGTCCTGACCTGATGGGCCGTGTGTATGATCTTTTCACCGTTGATGACCAGGCCGTAAAATTCCCGAGCTTCCAGGCAGCCATTTTTTCCGTTTTGTCTCGGGCTGGATAGGCCTGCGGATGTCACATTGTACTCGCCGTTCTCGTCGAGCCCGAGCCAGCAGTTGACGATATCCCTCTGCCAGGGATCCGGAGCGAATGCGTATGCCACCATGAGGTCGTATGCGTATTCTCCATCCGTGTCTGCTCTTGGTGGCTCTATTCTGATTCTCGGCTCTTGGGATCCGATCATAGCTCGCCCTTCTTTTTCTCCATGATTTCTTCGAGCTTATTCTTCGGCTTGTTCCTTCTCGTTCGCCTCAGGACAGGCTCCTTGCTGTTCTTCGGAAGGTTGTCGATGATTTTGCTCATCGATTCGTTGTAGTCTCTGAGGAGGTCCTGATAGGCCTTTAAGGCAGGGCTTTTTTGCGTGCCTTTTTGACCGCCTCCATTGTCATATTCCCTGAGGATCTCTGCCTCCGGAAGTTGCTCCCAGGCTATGTCGAGCAGCTTCTCGAGTCTTGCTGCGTTTTTGACTTCGCCTTTTATTAGCTTCCTTATATGCGCCGGAGATTTCGCCTGCTTGATCGCCTTCTCGATCTCCTCTGATCTCTGTGATACCGGATCAATTCTGACCTCTTCATCCATGGGATTTTTCTCCTCTTTTTGACCACCCCTTCCGCGTGCGCGCGCACGAGGGGGAAATCGGCGCTCGCGGCGGCTCCCGCGCCCAGGGGCCTGCCCCGGGTTCCCTCCCCTGGTCAGCAGGCCCCTTCCGTGCTCTGTCATTTTTTCGATTACCAGTCGCCATCAGAGACGATTGATATATTTTTCTGCGTTCCCTGCACCGAAAAATTTATTTTGTTGCTTTTCGCTGCGTTACAACAGTAGTGAGCTGCTTGAAGGTTGTTCCAATCGAGCGCAGCTTCTTCTGGTGAGCCGTATCCGAATTCTTCCCATCGACTGACAGGATAGATCTCATCGACGACGAAGCTGAGCGGATGCTGAGCGTCTGACGGTTCATCATAGTGAATAGGACCGAGAGCTCCGTGGCATATTCCGCACTCGCACCTCTCGGCCTTCAGCCGTGCTCGGTACTTTCGACGCATGGCCCCATTCTTGTACCTGGGGTTACTTTTACTACCCGCCATATTCTGACCTCCCCTATCCCAAAAACAAATGACGCTCAGTCCGATCTGAGCGCCTTTGCCTTTAGGATATTATATGAATTCCTCAGGAGATGATTCCCTTGGTGAACCGCCATTCACCGATTACAGTATAGCATTGTTGAAACTCAAATAACTAAAATCATTTTTGTCTCGTCTTTCTGAGCGTGGTCATCTGTCCGAACCAGAATTCATTGAGTTTCTGGCTGATCCTCGCTGCGGTATAGTGCAGCTCGTCCCCGATCTCTTTCTGTGTATCTCCGTTGATGTAGTACATCCGGAGGATGGTTCGCATCTCACTATCATCGACCTCGGCTATAAACTTCTCTGCAGCGTCGAGTCTTCTTCTGAGCTTCTTGATCTGCCTGGTGTGGTAGGCTTCGAGCTTCTTGGTCTCTTCCTCGCCGTTGTCCACTTCCTGTCTTGCTTTTGGTATCCCTTTGCCGGTGCGGTAGTCTTTGTAGAACACGACCACATAAGACGACTTCGGCGACTTCATGGATGCCTCTATTGACTTGATCTCATGCCTCAGTGAGATACACTGCTCCATCTCTTTCCTTGTCATCGCTTCTCCTGTTACAAATAATCCCACTCGAATAGATCACTGAATTCCATTTGTCTCAGCTGCTCGAATGTTGCAAGTGATTCCTGCCTGACCTTCTTCGCATTCTTTCCGCCTCGCCATTTCTTGAGCCTTGGCTCTGTATCGATGGCGGTCATCATGTATGAGATGGTCGGACATCCCGTGATAGGATTCTCGTATTCCATGATCGTGTCCTCGTCTATGGCATAACCTTTGATCGGCTTGATCTTGTCGATGCTGAATTCTTTCGGGCTTGCCGGCTGCCTGACGATGATCGGCGACTCGAGATTCCTGGTGCAGCTATACCTCTGCTTGGTCTGGCTTTCCGGATCCCGGAAGTGTTCTGCTGTCTCTTTGATGATGTACTCGGCGAGTCTGTAGTAGTTGCCGTTCGATTCATTGTCCAGCGGGATCCACTTCACTCTGCCCCATGTGAAGCATTCGCGGATCAGGGCGAGGTCTATCCTGTTGATGACGACATGATGATGGATCCTTGAGTCCAGTTCTGTCGCCCATACCATCTTGACTTCGAGCCCTGCTTTCTTTGCCTTCCTCTGCAGCCTTCTTTTGAACAGATCAAAATAGTGCTTTGCCTCTTCCGGAGTCGGCTCCTTCGCATATGTCAGGATCAGGTGCCCATCATCAGGTCCGAAGTTCGCATTTATCTTCCTGGTGAGATTGAGCACTGCGATCCTGTCATTGTTCTTCTTTACGCTTTCCGGAGTAGGATTTGTCTTCTCTGCTCTCTTCTTTCCTCCGACCACGCCATGAGTGACCCTGATCGTGCGATCAATCACTCTTCCGGCTATGCATGTCTCTTTGACTAATCTCGGTTTGGCTTTCATGTCTCTGGCTTGGTCGTAAGTATAATAACTGTATCAAGGGTGAAACCCGGCGCGATGCCGGGCGAATTTCTTTCCTTATATATAATAGGAAGGCTATTTGATGGCGGCTTCTACGAGCGCCTTCTCGAGCTTGGCGATTCTCTCGCGCTGCTCCTCTATGATGGTTGCCTGCTCCAGCCTTGTTCTGATGCTCGCTTCTCTTTCCTTGAGGAGCATGTCGTTCTTCTTTTCAAGTGTGGCGATTTTCTCTTTGTAATAGCCGTCTCTCGGGATATCTGCCGTCATTTTCTTCGGCATGTTCTCTTTGAGAATGCAGCAAGCTCCTCCTCCTTTGGTAAGGCCGTGTTTGGCCTTGTATTCGTCGAGCTCTTCCTATCCGCCTTTGAGAATTACTACGTCTTTTCTTTCTTCGATCATCATGTCCATATTCCTCCTTATTTATCATCTGCTGTCTTTTCGTCTTTGCCTTTGAAGTTCCTTCGCCTGCCTTTGAATCCGGCGAGCTCTTTATTCCCCATGGCTTCGCATGCAGTGCATATATACTTGACTCTGCCTGTGAATATCTCTCGAGTGGTTAATTTGTCGAATTCCTCGCCGCATATGCAGCATGTGACTACTTCTACTGGCCTGATTATCTTCATCTGACTGTTCCGATTCTTTCTCCGCCTTTTACTATTGAAAGGTTCTCGATGGTTCTGTTGTGCATGTACTTATCCAGGATCTCGATGGCGTCGGCCGCTGAATAGCACACTATGCAGTAGTTGCGCTCATACGAGGCGGCCTTCAGGAATTCCTTCTGCGACTTCGAGAGTCTGCCGTCATCAAACTTCATTTCGATGTATATACTGTGATATCCGCTTCGGGATACCGGCAGGTGCAGATCTGCGACTCCGGCGAGGACGCCCATGCGCTTGAGCTTGACGGCTTCCTTTTTATTTCGAGATCCTCCGTTTGGGATGTGATGCAGCAGTCCCAGCTCTGGCCATCTTCCGGACATCATGCGAGCCCACTGCACCACGGTTTCCTGTTCTGTGTCTTCTGAGCTTCTCCGGATGTACTGCGTCATGCTGTCTCCTCTCCCGGGAGGAGGAGCTGAGTGCCTTGCAGCTGTGGTGCTTCCTCTTCATCGGCGTCATCCTCGAGATCTTCCCATGTCATCTGCTGATGCAGGTCCTTCGCCCAATCCATGCCGTATTTCTCGATGATATCCTTGAAGTCCTGCACGTCATGGGTGTTGGTGCTGATTTTGAGGTCTCCGTCGCTGTTTTCATAGCATTTGATATGCATCAGCTCATGCTCCATCAGGATCCGCTTCTGAATGTCGTTCATATATGCGACATTCGGCTCGTATACCTTGATCAGATAGTCGTGCGGGTTGAATTGCCTCTGATGGTCCTTCTTGACCGGGATGCACTCGGCAAGTTTCTTGACGCCGTTCGTTTCCGGCGATTCCTCGGATGTGACATAGCCTATGCTGATTCCGAATTCGATAATGTGCTTGAATTTCTCGTCCGCGAATTCATTCAGCACAGACTGGCCTATTTCCGTCCATTTGTCTGAATATTTCGTCTCGTCCATTAGTCCTCCTCTTCATCCTCCTCTTCATCCGACTCTTCGTCGGTGTCAGCCGGTCTGATCGGCTGGATGCTCATTGTCAGAGCGTCTGTGTCGCTATTGCTCGATGATATGATTGTCTTGCCTTCGTGATGGCTGTTCTCATATCTGAGTTCAATATCATGATTCTTTTCCATGGCCGTCTCTGCCAGGGCGTTGAATATGTCGAATATCAAGTCTTTCATGGTTTCCTCCATCCGCAGTCTGCCCCTGCCTGTTCCTGTTCCCTGATTCTTTCAAGCTGCCTATCGATCTTGAACTTGATCCAGTTCTCGAGGTCTTCTGGAGTTATGTCGAGTATGATCGTGAGCTGATTGACCATAATGAGCACATCTGCGATCTCGCTTGTGGTCTTCTTGACGTCGCCCTGTTTGATCAGCAGTCTGGCCAGCTCCGCCTGCAGCTCTGCCAATTCTTCGATGCTCTTGACGATCTGAGCCTCAGAGCTATAGTGCCTGAGGATCTCTTCGAGCTTTTTCATGTCCATTACTTCTTTTCCCTCTCTTTCTTCTGCTTCCATTTTTCGTAGTCTCTATACATTCTCTCGGCCATCTCGTCGGATGTTTGTGCTACCATGCAGCATGCATATCCGAGGATGGCGAAGAAGATTCCTATCGTTAGTAGAATTATTTTGCCGATGGTGCTCATGTTCTTTTCCTCCGGAATTTGCCTGCCTTCGGGCATGTCGCGAAATGTGAGATGTATCCGAATCCGATGAAGTCCTCTTCAGGGCCGTCGAGATTACCCCTGACTACATCTCCGTCGTCTGTGACGATTTTGGCATTGTCTCCTTTGAAATATGGGACGGGCTTCTCATCGACCGGCATCGACTTGCCGTATCTGGTCCTGATCCAGAAGATCTCTGCTCCGCAGCCTTTGCATATAGCCATATCGCGCCTCCTATCTGTCTTTTGGTGCCAGAATGGCGTACCCGCAATCCCTGTGACTGTAATTTGCAAAATAGCTCTCGCCATATGGTAGAGGGACATATTGCTCTGACTCTGGAATCGGTATATAGCCGGATACGTCATATGCTATGCCCTGGCACTTTCCACAGGTGGTCGCGAATGGTACCGGCTTATGGTGCTCTGTTTTTCTGTAGGCAGGATCCTCGAGGCCCTTCTCGAGGAACATCCACCACTCGTACCCGCAATCCCTGCATCTGTATTTCATAGCCCCGTGCACGAGGATGCCTTCGCCTTCTCTTTCCGTCTGCGATTTGCCATCAATTATGTCAAACCATACTTGATTAAATCTGTCGTTGCTTACAGGTATGCACACACCAACCCTGTCCATCGCTCCATATGTGCCGTCTGGAAATTGGATGACTGTATACGGATATGCCCCCAAGATGCGCTTACTTGCATCAAGACTTCTGCCAATCAACTCATGTGCGTTATCAGGCGTTAAATACATGTCTATCCCTCCACATACACTCCGTTTATCACCTTGTAAACCTTTACCTTGTCGAGCTTGCTTTCAAGCCTTGCCTGTTCATCGACCATGTTGTTCCACCATCTTGTGAACATCTTTATCGGCATTGCGTACTGCTCATCGAACGGCTTACCGTTCCTGTCCGCCCATGTCTTTACGCATTCCTCGCAGTAGAACGCATCGCCCACCGCTCTGCATCCGCTTATGTACATCCCATCAGGAACACCGATCATTGCGGATGTTTGAAACTTCTGTCCGCAGTTACTGCATTGGTAATGTATCTTCATGCCAATCCTCCACCTTTGCGTATTTCAGCTGTAACGTCACGCAGTCTACAGAAGCCGCTATATTTACAATGTCGGTGCAGGTGGCATCCCATCCGTATGTTGCGTACTCGTTCATGTAATCCTGTATGATGTCCTCTAATCTTGCATGTATATCATCAAGTCTTTCGACTAAATCCTGTGCGTCCTTCTTAATCATCACTCGCCCTCTCTTTCCGTCTACTCTGTTATCTTCTGCTCCTTCATCCTTGCTCCGCCTCATCTGTCTTTCGGCGCCAGGATGGCGTACCCGCAATCTCTGTGACTGTAATTAGCAAAATAGCTTTCGCCGTATGGTAGAGGGACATATTGCTCTGGCTCTGGAATCGGTATATAGCCGGATACGTCATATGCTATGCCCTGGCACTTTCCGCAGATGGTCGCGAATGGTACTGGCTTATGGTGCTCTGTTTTTCTGTAGGCGGGATCCTCGAGACCCTTCTCGAGGAACATCCACCACTCGTACCCGCAATCCCTGCATCTGTATTTCATAGCCCCGTGCACGAGGATGCCTTCGCCTTCTCTTTTCTTGCGGGCTTCCTCTTGTCTCTGCCTCTGCTTATATCTTTCTGCTTCTCTCGTCAGTTTTCTGCTGAAGTTCATGGTCTCCACCCCTCTATCAGCTTCTGCAGGGCGTTCTGCATCTTGAGCCCGAGCTCCGGATCATGTTCATTCTGTTCTGTGATCATGTCGTTGATTTTGAAATAGATGTCCTGGAGCTGATCGACCATGACCTTGAATTCCATCAGTGAAGTATTGCTCAGCTTCGCCTTCTCGGCTTCGAGCTTCTCCACTTGCTCTGTCAGATGGCTGATCTTTTCTTTCTGCTTCTGAAGCTCTTCTTCTGCCTCTGCGTGGGCATCTGCCTTCGCCTTCTCTTCGAGTTCTGCAGATGCCTTTGCAAGTCTGTCCTGAATTTCCTCATCCTTGGCCGCTTCAGATTCCTTCAGCTTGGCCTTTGCTTTTTTGAGGTCTTCCTTGGCCTTGTCGAGCTTTATCTGGAGGTCTGACTCTCTCTCGAGAGTGTTCCTGACGCTCTGCTCGAGTTCCTGCTCGCGCTCGCGGAGTTTCGCTACCTCTTCATCATTTACTGATGACGATGCCTGCTCAGCTTCGCGTGCTCTTTCTTCCGCTTCGGTCTTTTCTTTTTTCAGCTGAGAGATCTGATCCTTGAGACTCCTGACCGATTCGTTCTCAATATCATGTGTTTCTGCGAAGTTTTCGACCTCTTCATCTGGGAGCCTCAAAAGCTCCAAAGCCTTGGAAATACTGAGGTTTGCAGACGTCTGCAAATTGAAATACGGGCTATTTGAGTCTCCATAATTGCTGGCGATTTCCATGAAGTTGTACGCCTGGCGCTGCGAGTAGTTCAGGTTTTCGCTGAGCCACTTTACCCATTCGCCGGCAGGGACCATTCCCTGTGCCTCTTTCAGCTTTTCGCCGATCTGTATAGCCCCGTCCATGGCCACACCGTAGACGGTCCTCTCGATCTGATGTATCTCTGATGCAATGACCGGCAGGGACCTTTCCTGGACGATCTGATATTTCGCTTCCACTATGCTGTCTGACATTTCATCGCTCTCCTTTCTGTGATGATTTCTTTCTGTAGATGACTGATGAATTTATTCGTAAATCTTGAGACCTCATCGGTCATGCTTTTATTGTGATTTCCTCTGCATTGGACCATATGGCCATCGACAGGGGATGCTTCGAGTGTGTAATACGGAATATCCGGAGCTGTCTTCTGTCTGATGAAGAATATCCATGTCCTCCCATTCATGAGCTTATCGCCGTATGTATGGACGCAGTGGTTGAGGACTGCGCTCTCTTTGTTCAGATCCTCCTGTGACATGGCAGGGATCACCATGAGCGCTTCGTCCTGATAGTCTGTTTTCCATGCTGCGCTCGCTATCGCTGCATCTTTGATGGAGTCCTTCTCAGCCTTATATCGGGACGATGCTTCATCGTGGGCGGCCTTCAGGTCCTTCGGGAAGCGTATCCTTTTTCTGCTGAGATCCATGCCGAGCATCGTGGCGATCCTTATATAGTCCTTGTAATCGCCGAGGAAATGCGGGCGACTTATGTCGGGATCAGCACCCTGGGACCCGATGTACTGCATCCACTTGCGCATCGGCATGATCGCTTCGACTTCGCCTCTGTATGTGTTCCCGTTGTAGCTGTGATACTGAGCCATCTCCCGGACTACCGGCCAATAGACTACGCGCTTCTCTTCCTCTGTGAGCTGCTGGAATGCTTTGAGCTCGTTGTTCTCGGGATTCAGCGGCCGCAGATACTTGATCCATCTTTTCGGCAGCCTCAGGGCCTTCTCGAGGCTGTCGGCCTTCCAGTAGACGGCGTTCTTCGCGTAGTCCTTCATCCTTGCTTCGACCAGCTTCTTAAACCCTGCTTTCCAGAGCAGCTCCACGCTTTTGAATCTTGATGCGTCGCGCAGCCACATAATCGATTCTTCTGGTGTCATCAGATATAGCTCAGGAATATGCAGGTATTTGAGATCACTCTTCTCCATCACATCCTGCAGGTTGTCTACTTTGCCGAATGTAGTGTCATATTTCGTGTACCACATCCCCATCGCGCATGGTGGTGCAGGCACCCTGATGCTTTTTACCTCGTGCCAGTGCGGTCCGTTGAACCAGCCCCAATCGCATTTGAATTCTTCCTGTTTCTTGGAGTTGAATCTGTATATCGCTCTCAGATGCTTTCGTATCTCCGGAGCGCCATACTTCTCGAAGTTGACCTCGATTTCCCACAGGGCCGCCCATACAGTCCGGCCTCTCCTGCCGTAGGAGATGAGTCGGAAGAATTCCGAGAGCTTCTGCCTGCCTCTGCCAGCTGACAGGGCTATCGTTTCAGTGTTGCCGCAGAGCAGGCATTCGCATTTTCTTCCGTGCATTCCCGAGAATTCTCTCGGGACGAGATCGTACTCAGTGCCGCAGGCTGTGCAGTATGCTTTGTTCTTTTTTCCGTCGTAGAGGATATATTCTCCGAAGATGCACTGCTGACGGATGAAGTCCTCGATGTCGGTGAGATCCTTCGGCATCTTCGCGACTACTTTCTTTCTGATTTCTTCGTCTGTCATGGCCGGCCTCCTTAGATCAGGTCGAGGATGTTGGCTCTGTCCGCTGACGAGCGCTGTCTGTTGGTGACCTTATTATTGAGGCCGTAGTATTCATCGACCATCGCATAGACCTCTTCCGGAGGGATGTATGCGCAGTTTCCTTTTCTCCCCCTGCGTGCTTCTGACCATACTTTGTCGTAAATTTCCTTGAGCTTCTTATCATCCTCCAGGATCTTCATGGCCACTGTATTCGTGGTGCACATTCCTGTCAGATGTTCCTCAATACCAAAAGCCACGGGATCATTGATCTCCATGGCTTCTCTTGTGATCTTCTCTATTGCTTTGTCTGTCATGGCGGTTCTCCTTCTGAAAATGTTGTGATAATTAGGGTGGCGCTTTCGGGAATCGGACCCGAATCTGATCAGTGCAAGCGATCTGTGCTGCCATTACACTAAGCGCCATATGAGAATCCGGGCGGATTGTAGCTAACGTATCAGCATGTATAGTTATTCATCGGTATTTTCAGAAAGGAGGTTCAATACTTTTGGCGCCCGCCCGGGTTCTTCCTTTCTTGTCTGGCCTTTGCTTTCGCGGCTTTGATTGCCCGCTCTCTGGCCTGTTCCTTTCTTCTTTTGTTGAATGCTTCGGAGATCCTGCGATTCTCATCCTCGAATCTCTGCTGTGCTCTCTGCCTTGCTGCTTCTCTTCTGTCTTCCGGAGTTGTGTATTCGCACTTCCATAGTCCGGACCAGCTGACGTGATAGTCACATCTGTAGCAGCAGTGATCACATACTCTGCGGCCGGTCTTCTTGCATCTTGGCCCCCATTGGTGGCAGGTCTCTATGGTTATTCCGCAGATGCTGCATGTGTATTCCTCGAGGACTTCTCTGGGATACGCGGCATTTCGAACAGTGCCACATACATTCCGCCTTCCGTCACCATTGAGGATGTCTGTATTGGATACCCCTTCGCCCTGAGAGCCCTGATGTCGTTGATGATCTCTCCCCGGCCTACCTTGAAATGTTCTGCCAGTCTGGAGCTCGTCGCTCCGCCCGGCTTCGATACCATCTGCAGGATGCGGCTTTGTCTGTATCCCGCCGTCTGTTCTTTCGTTAATCCCATGGCCTACCCCCTGAAAATATCTGCGAGGGCTGCGCTGAGCTCCCTGGCTTCTTCAATCTTGAGCGTGATTCCCTTTGTGCGTCTTTCGTGGTCCGGGCTCCATGTTCTGATGTCCAGCTTCTCAGGGCCTCCGTTCCACGCGATGATATTCGCTTCGGTCCTCCATCCGGTCTTTGGATTTTCGCTCAGCACTCCGACGTGCCTTTTGATTTCGCAAGTGATTTCCGCCATTGTTAGCCTCCTATCATGTATGCTCCGAGAAATGCCATGTATCCGAGTCCTGCCCAGCAGATCCAGGCGAGCGCATCTCCGACGAACTCTTTGATTTCTTCTCTTCTCTCGGTTTTTCTTGCCTGCCTCTTCCTCTCTATGAGGATCTGCCTGATTTCTTCATCGCTCATTTTCTGCCCTCCTCTGCATTCAGTGTGGCTGCGAGCCTCTCGGCATCCTCGCGGTGCTCATACAGTCCGCCTCTGGTTTCGCGGTTTCCGCTGTGGTCTACTTCGTCGAGATCTTTGATTCTGTAGACCTGATAGAATGTCTTTCCGGCAACGGGATTGCAGCTGACTCTCCATTCGCTTGGGTTCTTGCATGTCATGACGGTTCTCCTTTCTTGCTGGCTCTATACTTCGGCGGAGGTTCTGAGTGCGCACTCCTCAATGGCATTCATAACTTTGTCATGAAGCTCTTCTGACATCTCACGATTGAGTATCTGTGAGATCCTCGGCTGTGACACTCCGAGTTGAGCAGCGAGCATCCTCTGGTCTACATCAAACTGGATCATTTTGATTTTTACGTCCTTATTCATTCCTTCCTGCCTTCCTTCTTGGATTCTTGTGTCTAAAATGCTGTAGAGTATGTCGCATGCGGATTCTTTTACTGTGACCGATTCTCCGGTCTTGCCGCAGACGGCCCATTTGAATCTGACATCTACTTCGCCATGACGGTTCAGCTTCTTCGTGCAAAAGGGACACTCGCCGCATGTATGCGTTTCCCCCATTAGCTCGAATTCGTCTGCGAGACATTCTGTAACGGTCTCCTCGGTGAAGTAATAAATATAAACGACGTCGCCGTGCCATTCGTCTGTTGGATGGCATCCCTGAAGCCTCTTCATGGCTTCGTTGTAGTTGTTGGCCAGCTCCTGCGGCGTATTGCCCGTAACGGCCTCAACCTGCTTAATACTGTGCTTTTGCATGGCGTTCACTCCTTCATCTCCTGAAAATAAAATAGCGGTTACCTTTAATGGTAACCGCATGGGTTTGTCTGTATATATGCCCTATCGGAGATCAATTGAAACGAGAATCATAATTTTCGGAAGAATTGATACCGATTTTTTAAGAGGCCCTTGAAGCCTCTATGCGTTTACCACTTGTATATTAAATAGCATGATTATATTATATAAGTCAAGGACCTATTTATTTATTTATGTGATGATTTTGTGAAGGTTATTTCGCGATATTGGAGTTAATTATGGGATTATTATTCGGAAAAAGAAATGTTGCAGCGAGCTCTGCTGCTCCGTCCCGGAACATATCAGAGCGCGTCATTAGTGACCGGGAATTTTCTCAATCCGGTACATTTAAGGGCTATAAAAGATATCGGCTCACGACCTATCAGGTTCCTGGCATAGCTGATGGAATTGAGCATTTTCGCGTTAGCGGGCAGCGACGTCCCTTTGACATTAAGAGAGGTTCGCAGATCCGATTGATTTGCAGGGAAGTCAGCGGTCTTCGTGCCAATCCTTTCGGGGTTCTGGAAGTGTATGTGGAGAATAATAAGGTCGGTGTTCTATATGATAGCAATGCTCAGTATGGAGATCTGTTTGCTGAGCCCTTTGATAAGGTTTATATCCTTATTGAGGAGACGACCGGATGCGGATCTGCATTTGACGGAATCGAGGTCTATTTATTTGTTCATAGGTCTTGAATGTTTTTCAGGCATGCAAAAAGCCCGGCAGACCATAAGGCCTTGCCGGGCTTCTCGCATGCAGATGATATTGTAAAGAGGGTTGATCGCTCGCCCTCATGGGCGACTATTCTTTATCGTCGAACCATTCCGGCTCAAGTCCGCGCTCGTCACACCATTTCTTAAAGAATCCAGTCATGTACCAGTTAGCCTTGAGCTTTACAAAATAATATTCTGCGACTTTCAGGATCTCCGCACTTTCCTCAGGCCTGATCAGGATCAGGAACAGGAGTTGCGTCCTGATCCCGTCCTTCTCAATCTTCGTTAGGCGGTCCTGGATCCCGCCGAGTGCATTATCCTCTTCGCGTTCCTTCTTCCTGTCATGGCGCTCAATGAGAAACTTTATGAACAGGATGAGATTTCCGCCGCCGAGCACTCCGAGTAATATTTTTTCAGCCATATCACTTCACCGCCTTTTTCATCGCCGCGATGGTCTCCGATCCTACAATACCATCCACCTTGATGCCGGCACTCTTCTGGAATGCCTTGACAGCCTTCAGTGTTGCATCTCCGAATATGCCGTCTTCAGCGAGTTTGTAATTGCCATACCAGTTCAGGAACTTTTGAAGCAGCATGACGCGATTCGAAACTTCACCATATTTGATGAGAGCTGTCGAATCGACGGTGTCAATATACCTGAATATATGAGTCGCCGCTTTGAAATGCCTCGAGAAATCACAGATGCGGATCGATTTCGCCCATGCTTCTTTGCTTGCGGCTGGATTTCCGCCTCCGGATGTGGCTTCTGCTCCCTTACCGTTTCCGAGGTATAGGCAGAAATGAGAATCCCATGCAAACACGTCGCCAGGCTGGCAGTCCGTGATTTTCTTCGGCTTCTTGATCTCTTTCCAGTGTTTCGACTTCTGATATTCGCCGATCCACCATGCATGACCTCTTGCCTTGAGCATCGACATGACGCCGGCGTGAGCATAACAGGCATGCACGAATGTATTGCATACATAAGTGTATTCCCACTCTTCAGGATCTTTCAGGCCTGCTTTTTTCGCCTTTGAGATCTTGCTGGCATTGCTTCCGCAGAAATGGCAGCCGCCGCTGTGAGTTATGCTATACTCCTTGGTGCCTTTATACTTAGCGCCACCCATGCGGCCGTATCCGAAGCGGTTATCTCCGGTTATCCATCTTGCGAATTTGATGGCGTCGGCTATAACCTCCTCGGTGGTTTTGGTCAGCCTGAGTGTAGGCAGCTTCCCTGAATATGACTTCGCTACGGGCTGAGCGACTGCGACTACAGTTTCCCCTGCGGGTGCTTCTGCAGGCTTTGTCTCGGCGCCTTCCATATAGCAGTGATTCATGTCTACCACGCCGCTGACTCCATTGACCTTCCCTTCCGAAGTGTACTGCCACATCACGACATTGCCTTTGTACTGGCATTCTTTGTAATACTGTGCACACCACACTTTGTATGGCAATTTGCTCATGTCGAGCTTATTGTTGAGCCAGCTCGTCGATGCATAGATCATTGGCTCGTATCCCTGGTTCTTGATCTCTTCGCAGAAGGCTTTGATGACTTCCGTCCTCTTTGCCTTGCTCAGATCGTTGGCTCTCACGTTCTTGGCGTTGATGGCCTCAGTGTCTATCGCTATAGGATATGAGATAGCGACTCCTGCTTTTTTCAGGAGCTTGATCGCGTATGCAGCCTCCTCCTTCCCTTCTTTGGCGTTGATGGCCTCAGTGAAGAAATAGATGCCTACCTTGAGGCCTGCTTTGGCCGCTCCCCGGATGTGATTGAGATACATCGCATCTTCTTTCAGGGTGCCTTTTTCGTATCCGCGATATCCGCATCTCACTATAGCGCCCTTGATTCCAGCAGCCTTGGCCTTCTGCCAGTCGATAGCTTTCTGGAATTCGGAGACATCGATCACGAGATAGTCCGTTTTCGCCGGTGCAGGCTCCTCCTTCTTCGGTTCTGCTTTCTGCTCTTTCTGCTTGTCATCTTTGAAGAGCTGGCTGTTGAGATACTTCTGCCATGCCTTCATGGATTTCTTGCCGAAGATGCCGTCTGCGGCCACTCCGAGCTTTGTCTGCCACTTCTTGACAGTCTTCGGTCCGAGATATCCGTCTGGATCCGCTCCGCACCATTCCTGCAGCTTTACGATGCAGACTGACCCTCCGCTTCCAAAGGACACCGAGGTCAGTGCCGGATAGCTGCTTTTCTGTGATTTTGACTGCCCAGAAATGACTCCGTCTTCCGGAGTCCCGAAGAATTTCTGCATTGCGCAGACTGTTGAAGATCCGCCTACGCCATCGATCACCAGCTTCGGGATTGGCACTGGCTTCCCGTCTATGTACGGATTGATTATGCAGCCTCTGAACTTGTATGCGGAGCTCTGCCCCCATCTTCCGTCGTTGTTCGTCCTCCTGAGGTTCTTGAAGGCCCAATCCCTCGATCCCCATCCGGACTCGGATGTGAGAATGGATCCATCCTCATATACCTCCTCGACGAATGCGACATGGCCTGCACCGTCTCTGCCTCCGAGAGTGGCTCCTTTCTGCCACACCATGATGCCGCCCTGGACCGGGACCTTTGATATCTTGAGTCCCTGATTCTTTGCGGACTCTATGAAGTTCTCCGCATTGCATACGAGCTGGTAATGGAATGCGAGCACCTTCCCGGTCAGTTCCGGATCATTTATGGATTCATTGAATCTGCCATTGGCATATCCGACGCAGTTCGCGAGGACGTTCGCTCCCGCTATAGTCGGATTGCCCGCGACAGCTCCGTTGAGTCCTCCGGAGACTTTTCTGATGTAATATTTATTGTTCTTTGGAAGGGTCTTCCTCGTTTTCATTGTTCTCCTCCATTTCCTGCTCGAAACATTCGTCGAAATCGCTCATCATTTCTTCTATCGATTCACTGTTGAATGTTGTCTGAAGTTGTTCAGCGTAGTAGTTTTTTGTACTCACTCCGAGCAGACCTGCCATCAATGCACCGATGCCCGCCACGATCAGGACGGTCTCCATGCCATATGGGAATTCGAATAGCTTGACGAGCAGAGCAACGAAGGCAGTTATGTAGTGCCACTTCATTGCCAGCCACTTCAGGCGGTCAAAATGCTCGTTATCGAGCGCGAAACTTGTGAAAGCGGCTATCGCCAGGACAGCGACGACCGCCAGCACGACAATAACTAAAAATATGTAGTTCATAGGTTCTCCTCCCTTTGTTCAGATGCACAAAAACGCACGGCGTGTGTTTCCGTGCGTTTTCCGTGCGTATTATTATGAATAATTATTCAGCCTGCTGCATTGACCTGATCAGAATCTCATGTGTCAGTATTGTCAGATGCTCGTTGTATGTCTCTGTCAGCTGCACGATGCTCTCGATGAGCTCTGGGATGGTCATCTTCGAGAGGCTTTCCTGATACTCGATGTCATTCATTGCTTTCGCCATTCGCTTCGAGTATCGCGTCATATTCCGCCTGCGTGAGCTTCTTTTTTCTAAGGAGCGTGTCGAGCATCTCTCTCGACCACCTGAGCGGATAATTCTTCATTGCGGTCTCATAGACTTTCTGGCTCATCTTCTTCCTCCTCTTCTTCCGGCTCATCATCATCGAGGATCTCCGGATAGTTCATGCATGCGATATAGTCGATTTTTGCCTCAGACTTTTCAAGTTCTTCCTTGAGGCGCTTGTTCTCCTGTTCGAGCAGGAGGGCTCTTTCTTCCGGTGTTTGAATCACGCCCATATATGTACCTCTTCTTTCTTTTGTAGACAGGGTGTTCCCTGAATAGCTCGGTGTAATACTTGTCCATCGCTCTGATCGGGCCATCGCCGGCGTATTCCGCATTGGCTATGAAGCTCTGATAATGCATTCGGACAAATTCCATAGTCCTTTTCCCTTCATCGACTTCCCTTTTCAGTTGCTTGAGAGCTTTCCGCTCATTTCGCAAAGTTTCCGGATGTAGTCTGATGATGACTTTGCCCGAGTCTTTCAGAATAAATCTCTTTCGCAGATAGTAGAATCCGTTTTGCGTCTTGAATATGCCTGCCTTGTTGGTCATTGTCAGCCCCATCAATTTGAGCTCCGCTTCTATTATTTCTGTCGCCGTGCGGAGATCTTCCTTGCATAAGCTAAGAATCAGAAAATCGTCATTGTATCTGAAATAGTATGGTGCGATCTCTGAAACTTTGTGATCGATGTGATCGAGCAGCGCCACCTGATGTAGTTGATTGATTTGGCTTCCAAGACCAGTGCCGCGTTCCCCAAAAGGATCGGCTTCTATTTCTTCTTTGGGTCTTTCGTCCTTATTGCTCTCAATGAGTTCCTCAAGGAATGGCAGGAACGCATCGTCTGAGATCTTTCTTCTGTCGAGCTTCTTGACTTCTTTATGAGGTGTGGACGGGAAGAACTTTTTGATATCGAGGTGAACGCCATATACAGGTTTGCCGGGAGCCTTCCTATGTAGATCCTGGAGCGCGGCTATGACTTTTCTTATCGCCGCATCAGTTCCTTTCTTATGCTTGGCAGTGTTTTTCTGACAGGCGAAATTGTTAGGAATGAATCCGCGAGTGAGGTCATCATAGATTCCGTTGTCGACCATGCATCTCTGCCAGACTCTGTCTCTGTACCAGGGTGCAATCGCTTCTCTTCTCTTAGGCCTGTATATTCTGACTATTTTCCCTTTGCGCAGCTTGTATTTGCCGTTTATTATTTCATCTCGAAGCCTCGTGCAGGATGATACTCTCGTAATGTAAAACTGCATAACGTAGTTTTTCCTTGAGACGTTCTTTTTGCATTTCTTCGCTCCCTTGCATAGCTCGTGAAGCGAGACGGCCTTGTCAAATTGTTCTCCCATCTATCCTCTTCCTGAGTTCGTGATCGGCATCTGCGGATCACGGTCGCCGCAGTGCGGTGTGCAGCATATAGCGTAGAGTTTCCTCTCGGGTTTTGACTTTCCCGGCACGGCTTATTTTTGTCCTGTTGGATCAGGAAATCTGCTCCCTGTGTGAGTGCACTGCTTTCGGTTTCCCTACTTGATATCTCGCTTTCTCACGGTCGAGCACCTGCCCGTTCGAATTGTTGGCGTTGTTGTTGTTCAGAGCCCCCGAAGGTTTCGAGTTACGGACGTTGTCGGAGTTGGACGCATTCGAGTTCGGCGACCTTTAGCAGATTCCCTGCATTACGGCTGCTATGCTAACCGATAATACCTTCTATTACTTTCGACAGTAGAGCTGCTATTCCTCTGGTGCCCAGAGTGCCGAGCTTGCCATATCTATCTGTGTATCGATTGATATCCGCCCTCCTCCAGTCCTGGATACAGTGCCTCGTTCTCAGATATTGCCTGCCCCATACTTCATACTTATTCCCGTTGGTGTTCAGTACATCGAGCGACAGGCTCATCTTTGCATCAAGCGAATGCATCCACGCGAGCGTCAGTGCGAGCGATGTCATTCTGATCAAATACAGCATCGGCTTTTCTGCTTCCAGTGCGCGATCTATGTCGATTCCGTTTGCGAACATCGCCGTCGTATGTACCCGGTTCACGATTTTTGATATCTCATGCGATATTATCCATCGTGACTTTTTCGGGAATATGTCTTCGTCTCCAATCAGGCGATATGTTTCTTCTGCAAGCTTTATCGTTTCTCGCAGGGCTATAGGCAGCTCTTTTCTGTCTTCTTCCGGTTTCTTATCCCTCATCTGTTCTCCTCTCTGAAGTCCGGGAAGCGGTGCGCCGGTCGGCTTCCGCTCCCCTCATCGCCGGATTGCGGGGCTTAGGCCCCGATTGTCAGGCCGAGCACCTGCCCGTTCGAATTGTAGGCGCCGTTGCCGCTGCTGCTGTGCAGAGCCCCCGAAGGCCTCGAGCTACGGACGTCGCCGGAGTAGGACGCATCCGAGTACGGCGACCTGTGGAAGTAGTATCTCGCAGTGCCGTTGTACTTCTTGATGCGTTCTGCATCTGTCACCCCATTGAAGAGTGCCAGCGCTCCTTCTGATTTCAGAGTCCCGTCTGCATTGGCAGCACCCTCCTTGACATCTCCATTATTTCCGTATCCGAGTTCGGTCATGGAAGGATCCCAAACCTTGACCAGGACATCCTCGTAGCCGCCGCCATCTGCCTGATGCTTTCTGACTCTCTTTCTGACAGTAACGAGCCTCTTCTTCAGCTCAGGATCCATACCATGAAGGAATCCCGGCAGCGTGGATTTGACCGGCATGTCGAATTCGTCCGATGCATACCACCAGCTCGCGATCTGTCCGGAGGCAGCTCCTGCAGCATCACTGTTCGCCCATTTGATGTGGTTCGAGTGGATATATCTGTTTGAGCCGTACTGGTTACGCTGCGAGAAGTTCGCATGTCCCGTTTTGTACTGCGGATCATATGCTGTCGTCGTACCGATGATGACTTCACCGGTGATCTCTTCTGTCCTTTCTACTGTCGCAAGTCCGCTCTCAATGAGATTGCCCTGTGCATCGTAGGTCGAGAATGTTCCGGAAAGCATCGTTGCCAGGGCATACGAGCTTCTGTATTTCCCGATCTGAGAATGCTTGATTTTGCCGCCTGCAGGGATGGCCTGGGTAGGTATAAAGTAAACATTGGCATCCTCTGCGGTGCCTCCGTTATATGCGCAGTGATCGCAAAGGAAAACGACCGGTGTATTGGCTGCTATACCCGACGGATATAGCGTCGCATCTACCGCGCCGAGGGCCTGCGGTGCACTGAACGGGAACGTGTCGTAGTGCAGGCAGTCTCTTGATACTGCGGAGACGGTGTGCATTATGTTGGAATCAACAGGTGCATCGTAGTCGATATCTGCTGTTTCGAAGATGGTTACCGACGCCTGTTCATGAACGACGATGGTATCGCCTTCGACGGCTGTTCCGGTCGGCACAATGCCATAGGCTGAGAGTTCGACTGCTTCGCCATTGAGGTGCCACGCTGCGCCGTCATAGATGAATTCATATGCTCCGACTCCCACATGATCCGTGGCTTCTATGAATGTTGCTTCGTTTACTGTTGCCCCGGTGATCCCGCCTGTGACAGTGACTGTCAGTCCTGTCTCGCGCTCGACCTTGAGCGGAGTGCCGACAGGGGCATAGTCTGCGATCAGGCCTTTTCTGAGGATGTTTCCGTAGCCGGCCCATGTGAGAGAGCCTTTTGCCGACTCATTCTGCGCGAGTGCGATGAGCTCCGTCGCATTCGCGATCCTCTCGCCGGTCTCTTCGCTGAGCAGGTTGATATCATATGTGTTGTCTGCCATTGTTAGCCTCCTATTCTGATACTGTCACATGCATCGTGACCTTCTTTGTCGTTGGATTTACTGAGAACGATACATCCCCTGCGAGCTGAAATGTGTTGCTCGCCTCCTGGGCCGCAGCCTCTGCAGCTGCCTGAGCTGCCTCCGCGGCTGTCTTTGCGGTCTCTGCCTCAGTTTTTCTCTGTGCCGCCTCTGATGCGCTGCCTGCCGCAGCGTTCTTGTAACCTTCCGCAGCGGTTGCTCTCGAATCGGCGCTCGCAGCAGATCCGGCAGCCAGCTCTTTGTAATACTTCGAGTTGTTGTGATACGTGTCATCGTCTTCGGTGACTGGTTCTCCGGCTCGTTCTCCGACTGCCCAGGCCTCCGCCTCGTGCAAGACTTCTTCCTTTGCGACAGCGGCCTCGACTCGCTCGACCAGGATCGTGATCTCTGGGATGATTTCATCGATATTACCATCTGTCGTGTGTTCCGGATGCGGATCCCGCTCGACCGCGAGGATGATGTTTGCTGTACCGATCACCGTATTGTTCTTAGTGACCTTCAGCTCTGAGGCTATGTTTCCGGATTCGCCGGACATCTGCTTCGTGGTTGTGATCGTAACCGTGTGGCCGCTGACGACTCCTTCAACGGAATAACCGAGGCCGGAAGGCTTGATGCCCTGCAGCTTGACCGTGGATCCTGTCAGATCATACCAGCCGTCTCCATCGGTGACGTTCATGGTGATCGAGCGTCCGACATCGTTCTGGCTGATATGGATGACGGGAGTGGTCCCACCCGGCGTGATGTTAATGTTTCGTGTCTCTGCCATTTTCTTTCTCCTTGATATTAGGTCTCATCAATGAGGCTCTGTGCATAAGCGGCGAGGTCGTCAGCCTTTCCTTTGATCGTGTTGTCAGTAATGATGCGGTCAAATCTCTTGTTATCCGAAATGATGCTCCCGTCCTCTTCGACCTCTGAGTAGGTTGCGCTCATCCTCTTTCCGACTGCATCGTTGAACACTGTGACTGATGTGATGATTTTCTGCATTATGAGCTCCTTTCTTCCGCTATGTGCTGGATATGGTTTGCTGCGCTTTGGCCGTAATTGTTTCCGTCTACACTGAATTGAAGGTCTGCGATATCAAGCCTTCGCTCTGAATAGCCTTTCTGTTTTGCCTTGATTTCCCAGCCGAAAGCGAGTCCCGGCGTTCCTGAAACAATGAAGTATGCTCCTGTCCTCTCTGAGATGTATGCATCTCCATTGCCGTACTTCTGCAGGAATACCTGATACTGCCCCTGATCGATGGTTTCAGCAAAAATCGGATCAATAAATATGTATGTCTGCCCATCGTCTCCGATCAGGCCTTCGCCGATATCTCCGAACATCGGTGTTGGCGTTTCATAGCAATATAGCAGGCGCTTGCTGTAGTCCTCTGTTTCTGCAAGTCTTGATTTTGACCCTAACACACTCAAGCTGCCGGTTACTGCCGTGTTGTGTGTCAGGTTAATTTTGTATGTGCCATTTTGGGAAATATAGAATATAGAATCATTTCCCGCAGCAAACGACATGAAGTATCCGCCGTACTGATAGTTTTGGTTGACGTGGATCCAGCCGCTTTTATCGAGTGTCTCGTAGTCAAAATGTGTGGTATTGTGTTTGTGATAAAACTGCAGGTCCTCTCCTTCCAGCGCTACGGCATTTGCTTCCTTGCCGTTGTATACGCCTGTTACGGTGTGGTAGCTGATTGTCCTTGTCCCGCTTCGATTTATTCTGAGATGGGTGTTCGAATAATCAGCTTTGATTCCGGTATTGTCTGCGGTTAGTATGCTGGTGCCGTTTGCATTCTGAATATATAGGACCCCTTTTCCGTTGTTGCTTCCTCCGAGGAGCAGCGTTCCTCCTCTTATGAAGTCTGCTATCATTGTCCCGGTGGTTATATTGCCGGCATCCAGGTTCGAAACGACTATCACGCTCGCATCGATTGACCCCGCAGTGAGTTTGTTTGCTGAGAGGTTGTCTATGGCATCATCCCCGAGAGCTACTGCTACAAAATCCGAGTCTGTCGTGCTATACCGATATATCGCATTATCGTTCGCGGTGTCGAACCATAGGTCTCCATCCGAGTAGGTCCCTCCTGTCGGTTTTGTATTTTGCCGATATACCCGATTCTTTTTGTCCGCCGTTTCATTCGCTACCTGGGCGAGCACATATGCTATTTCTGCATGTCCATATGCATTATCGGCAGACTGCTGAGCTTCGTCTGCGGAGTCTTTCGCAGCTCTGGCCACTCTATATGAGACTCTTGCGAATTTGTCATCTGTCGGAGGCGCTGTGCCGTTTCCGGTCAGCCATCCAGTGCCGTTTCCGATCCGGCACTGGACCACATCACCCGGCTCTGCCGCAATGGTCATCAGGAGCGGAGTTTCAATCTTGCTGCCTGCAAGTTTGACCCACGCTATGCCTTCCTCGATTCTCGTGACTACTCCTTTAGAGTCGTATGGTGATGTTCGTTTCTTTTGCGGTTCCTGAATCGATTTTATGAAATCGCGTACTGTTTCTTCGAATTTCACACCTGCACCACCTCCTCGGACGTTCTCGCGCCATGTCCCAAAGTGATCTTTTGCGACTTAACGCAAAAATCCCCGACCAGCTTTTGGGCGGGGTAGTTCAGTCTTATTATGTCAGTAGGCAGCACGTTTGGATGATATCTCCGGTCATACTGTGCTGCCATTGCGACCCTCTGCATCTCCCTGAGTCTCCTCTTGGCATATGCTTTCAACGTCTCTCCATCGTATAGCGTGACGCTTGAATCTTCTTTCCAGACCTCTCTGCGGCGGCTTACCGTTGACAGCGGGGAGTCCGGATCATCATCGCGGATTTCTTCCGAGTCGTTTCCGGATATGACCCTGACTACGTTCGGGCAGTCAAACAGGTCATATAGGACCGTGATCTTGGTCTCGATGCTGTCATTCTTGAGTGCGCTGAATGTCGCGACGGGCTCTGTCGCTTCGTCGCAGATCTCGATTGTCCCGTTTCCTGTGATCCGGAGCCGGCAGCCTGTCACATCGAGGATCTTGTTGACCATCGTCAGGTTTGTCTCTCCCTGCTCGGCTATGATGTAATCGGATAGCCTTCTGGGCTCAGATTTGACCTGTATGGGCGCTTTGCACACCTTCAGGAGCTTTGCTATTACCTGTCCTGCTTCGAAGCCCCTCGCCGCATAATAGCCCTTCGGGAGCAGTATATCTGAGGCGGGTTTCAGTACAGAGTAGCACTGGAGCCTGTTCTGTGTGTGCATCCCGTCGATATTTCTTTCCGGTGAGGATGCAAGCCCCGTGAACAGAGGCAGGTGAGCTGCTTCGCCCGCCTGCCTCGCATCCAGATATATCCTTATCCAGTTTTCATAGCCTTCCTCGAAGTTTACGCAGTCTATGTCTGCAGACTCTCTCAGGTCCGTGTCTGTGAGATTTATGCTGCCGCCTGTTAGCTCGAAGCGCTTCCGGTCTTCCCATGTGTCAGGGTCTACGATGGTCGCATAATAGGCAGCGCTGAATCCTTTGTCCCATTCCATTATGCTCCTCCGTTCTGCCATTCTGCGTAGGTCATGCCGTCCATGCTTTCCGGGTCTACTCTTGTGATCGCCAGCGAGAATGCTGCTATCTTGCCAGCCTTGTCGCTGTTCCACGATTCGGAGACCTGCACGTCTGCAGGATAGCTCGATCCGTCAGGAGTTCTGACGTGGCATATCCCCGTGTAGACGCTCAGCCTCCTCATGGCTTCTATAGTATCCTCTTCATATGTCGGGATGACCACACCTGATATGGTTCCGCTCCTGCTGACTGCTGCATTCCAGTCGCCCTGCACGGATCCGCCGAGATATTTGGTTTCTTTGAAATCCTTCGACCACTTTGAGGAGATGTCCAGATCATATTTGAGTTCGACCTTGTCTCCTCCGAAGTCTATGATCGCGTATCTTGAATAGAGCGTGTCACCATCGTTTTCCCCGATGTCCAGGAATTCAATCACGTTTCCGGCTGTGATGTAGTCTCCGTTTGCCGTGCGCGACACTATTCTGTGGCCACCCAGCTCTCCTATTGCAGGATACGGGTCCACATACCTTGTTCCGAAGGCCCCGTCTTTGATGATGAGTTCCGGCTTGTCTGCAGATAGTCTGTAAAGATCGAATGAGTCTGTCTCTGCTGCACCTTCCGGTGTAGGGACTTCTATGACTGCGATTTTGTTGTCATTGTCGATCAGGATCTCTGCTGTGACCTCGGGAGCCTGATGGTCCCAATGTACCTCGAATTCGAGTTCTTTCTTGTCTATCTGTCCGAGGCTGTCCTGGACTATCGCTATGATGATGTATCTCGCTCCATCATCGAAGGACCCGAGCAGGTCCTCTTTGTCGATGGTGATTGTCCCTGCTCCGATCCGCCCTTTGGTCGCTATGGTTTCGCCTTCGTATCCGTCGAAAGTGTTTTCGTCCGGTCTATCAACGTGGAAGTCTGCCGCTCTCTTCACCGCGACAGCTGTTGTTCCTCCGACACCGGCTCCTGTGACGGTGACTTCGAGCGGCATCTCAGTCAACGAGAGCTGGTTCCTCGTTGTTCCCTCCCCTTCATCGCTCGGCACTTGTATGGTCTCGAGTGATGTCGAGGATATAGCTGCCGTGAGAGGCGTGGCCACTGTGATGGCCACCTTCTCGCTCCACGGGCTTATCAGGCCTGATTCTGACTTCACTCTGATTGCGAGATACTTGATGCCTGTCGAGTTCCACATACCAGAGTTCAGATCTACGTGCTGTTCCGTCTTGTACTGGCCTATCCTGCTGCTCGGTGTTGTTGCTGCGTATGATGAGAATTCTGCGAGCTCCGCTGATTCCTGCAGCGTTCCGTCTGTGCTTATGTAGTCCCAGGAGGCAGTGAAGTCCTGTCCCTGAGCGACTACAGTCTCGGACAGGTCGAGTTGTGGCTTGTCTGGAGCTGAAGACAGATCTATCCATGCGATATCTGAGTATGGCGTGTAAATCTTCATCTCTCCCTCTTCTTTGAAGAGTCGGACTCTCACATACCAGATCTTGCCGAGTGCGAGATCTGCTATATTCCATCCGGAGGCCTTTTTCTTCGTGATGATGAACGTGGACGGCGCTGCCGTCGATTCCCATGCATCCTCGTGATCCGCCCAGGAGAGCTCCGCATTGTTGGCTGCAGCCCATGTCCAGTTCCATATGGCCCTGATGCTTCCTTCAACATTTGTCTTTGAGAGCGTCAGGCCTGTGACCGTCAGTATGTTCACTCCATCGCTCCATATGATGTCTGAGGACATCAGTGAATTGACTTCGTATACTTTGACGCCATCTGCCCTGGTCTTATATGTGGCAGTTCCGACTATTTCCTGAATGCCGAAGAATACTTCGCCATCGTCATCGTTCGACCAGTTCGGGCACTGGATATTCGATGCGCTTGCGCCTCCGTGAGCTATCACTCCGATAGCGAGTGGATTGTCCGCCTCGGATCCTGATTTGAAATATATGACCAGGAATGAGTCTGCTACCTCTGACTTCTGCTGGATCGACGACAGATCTACAGTGTAGTCCGTTGGATCCGGAGTGACGGACCCGAGCACCGGTGCTTTGAGTTTTCCGGCGTAGGCTCTGGTGGCCACTCCTTGAGTTGTGTTATTGTCGTGCTTTGTATTTACTCTTATGAACAGGCACTGATCATCTGCGCATCTTGCATCGACAGTGAAGAATGCTGCATCTCTGCCAGCAGTGTCGTGCGATGAACTCGCATCTGTCCATGTTCCGGTGTTATACGAGGCATTTGTCCCTGGCTGTGCTATGCAATACTGCACTGTCGAGAGATCGATCGGCCACGCGCTATTTGAGAGCGCTTCCCATTCGACTCTGACATCATACCCGCTCGCATTGTTCTCTTTGACGTCAATCTTTTTGATTGCTGCCTGTTTAGGATGCGCATAGGTATGACTTGCATATGCCCATGCCGATTGTCCAGCAGCTCCTCTCGATGCTACTCTGAACCATCTCGTATATGAGCTCCCCGCTACATCTACGGATCCGTCTTCCGGTGTGTTCCAGCTTCCGGACGATCCCGTTGTCCAGGTTGTAGCTGCATTCCAGTTCGGAGAAGCTCCATTCTGCGTGAGTACAGTCTGCACGACTATGTCTGTGAATGGCTGGTTTTCCGCAGGACTGCATGACCACGAAAACTTTGTTGTCCTGGCCGCCTGCAGTTCTGCTGTGATCGTTGGCACCGGCGGAGCATATAGATAATATGTCCCGTATTTCCAGTCCGACCATGTCCATTTGTCTCCTTTTTTCTTGTCTCTGTTTCCTCTCACGGCAAATTGCACATATGATAGAATTCCGCCGCTTGGGAAATAAAGTCCGAAGTTTACGGAGAACGCTTTTGACGTTGCCGTCTTTCCTACGCTGAGATTTCCGGCAGTATTGCACCAGAATTGCTGGCCGTCTCCATACCCGTCCTTCGGGATCTTCCAGGAGCAGGAAAATGTCCCACCGCTTTTTGATATCGACAGCCCTGATGGTGCCGATGATTTCTTTGTATTGCCCATTATGCTGTCCTCAGTTTCAGCTTGACTTCACGGATGAATCTATCCGCATACTCTTCCGGATTCTCCGCTCCGTCAATCGTTAGGTAGAAATTGTTTGTCTGTCCGCCTCTGGATGTTGCCTCTGCAATATCCCTCATGAGTGCGGCTCTGCCGTATACGAGCTCGTCCTTGCCTTCACCGGCTCCGAAGAGTGTGGCGTGTGAGAGCAGGTATGGGTTTTCCTCCGCTTTTTTATACCAGGATACGGAAAAGCTCGGCAGTGATCCCTTGCCGCCTATTCCGAATGGCGCGGATCCTCCTGATACGGAGATATGGGGCAGTTTGAGATTGCTGAATATTCTTCCGATGCTTAGCGGGAAGAATCCTTTAATTTTGTCGAGGATCCCTCTGACCTTCTCTTTGGCGTCGTCTATCGGCTTTGTGATGGCGCTCTTGACATTTTCCATCGCGCCTCTGATTTTTGACCCGATCCCGCTTGTGATTCCGGATGCGACTCCGGCTATCAGATTGAGTCCCGACTTGATCATAGTGCTCAAAAGCGTTCCGAGGTTCTGAGCCAGGAACGCTCCGAGCTTGACGACCGCAGCTGCTATCTTCGGCAGGTTCTTGATCAGGCCCGCCGCCAGCTGTCCTATCAGTTCGCCACCTTTGGCCGCAATCTCCGGAAAATGCTCAGCGATGAATCCTACCAGAGACTCTATCGCCGTTGCTGCCGCTGATGCGAGTGCAGGTGCATTGCTGATGATTGCGGTCCCGAGGTTTTTGATCAGCTCGCCGCCTTTGGCTGCTATTTTCGGCAGATTCTGTGAAATGCTCTGAATAGCAGAATCGACCGCTCCCGGAAGAGCGGCTGCTAATTCTGGCACTTTATTATTTATTCCGTCCGTGAGGGTCGTGATCAGGTTGGCTGCCTGCTCTCCTATGATCGGCAGTCCTGTTCGTATAGCTGTGCCGATTGCTTCCGGAAGCGAGGCGAATATCTGACCGACTGCCGGGATCAGGTTCTTGAACAGGAATGTCGTCGATGTTGTGATGAGATCCTGCATCGCAGATCCTACATTCTCGCCGAGCATGAGGTTGCCGAGCACATTCTGTGCTGCTGCCTTCATGGCTGCCAGTGATCCGGAGAATGTTTCCGAGGCCTCTGCAGCTGCTACGCCAGTGAGCCCAAGCTCGCCCTGGATGACATGAATCGCCTCATAGACGTCACCGAGGTTCGATATATCATATTTCTGTCCGGAGATCTTCTCTGCGTCTGCGAGGAGCCTCTCCATCTCTGTCTTCGTGCCACCATAGCCCAATTTGCATCGGTGTTAGCTGCACCTTCGTGGTTTTGCGTTATTAGTGCAGATCAGACTATCGCTTCTCCCCGTCGGGAGTCCTCTCACTTAGTCGTTCACGCTGGCATTACCCTTGCGCCCTGTTGTCCCCGCCGGGAGTTCCAAGTCAATCAGAGAGGATTCGCACATCGCCCTTCGTTTATGCGGCGAGTGCCCCCATTGTGTTAAGGTTATCGAGCATGGTGTAGTTTTGCTTTGCGAAGCCCTGGTATGCGTCCTGGATCGACTGAAGCGGCGTTCCCATCTTTGCGGCGTTGTCTGTCATGTCGAGAATGGCCTGATTTGCCGCCTCAACCGACTTGGCCGTGTCTCCGCCGTATGCCTGCTTGAGAGCAGCTCCGACGGACACTGCCTGCTCTGCGAATTCGTTCTGCGAGACTCCTGCCTGCACAGCGGCTCTCGCATATTCTCTCGCTTTGTCAGCTGCATCTCCATAGAGCGTATCAAGGCCTCCGAGATATGACTGCTGCAGCTTAGCGCCTTCTCCGAGCGCCTTGCCGAGTGCGACTCCGATGCCTCCGGCTACTATCATCTTTTTGACGCTGCTGGCGATACCGAGTCCTGCCTTTGTTCCTGCGGAATTTGCTTCTCCGCTGAGCACTTTCTCGATAGACCCGCTAATTCCTTTGGCTGACGGGACTATCTGGACCCATGCTTTTCCTATTTCTGTGTCGGCCATCTTCGACCTCCTTTTATTCGTTCCATGCGGTCATGAATTCCTCACTGGATCCGTAGCCTTTGAATTCGCTTTCCAGCTCCTCTGCGACTCTGCCTATCATCGCATCGAATATCGATGGCGGCCGGTCTTCGTCTCCATAGAAGCCGTAACACCATAGCAATGCTGACAGCTTGTCCGCGATCCGCGCCAGAAGCAGCTCCTGGTATGGATATTCAATCCCGCTTATTTTCTTCTTGATTCTTGAGTCTTCCCTCAAACCGACAGCAAAGGTCGCCACCCTGCGTGCGGGCAGCGACCTCATATCGTAAATATGATACGTTTCGGCCAGATCGCAGATGAGAGCCTCCCGATCCAGCCTTATCATGTCGGCGAGGGTTATGAGTTTTTTCCTCCGTCTCCGACGAGGTTCATAATCTCCCTGAATTCATCCATTACCTTCGAGGCAGTGGCTCTGCCCTTGTCGTCTCTGAAGTGATCATATAGAGCCTTCTTGCCCTTCTCGCCGAGTGTCATTGTGAGCACTTCCGGAAGGACCAGGATATTTTCATCGAGCTGCGCGAGTTTCTCAAGCAGTTCCATGTCATCAAAATTCGCCTCATCCACTTCAATGGTGAATCCGGATTCTGTTGTGATCTTTTTCATAACCCCTCCTTACATCTGTCGATTAGTGGCTTGTGCCACTCTGACCACTCTGACCGCTCGCAGTCTTCTTCAGATACTCTCTGTGAGTGTCTCCGTCGAAGGACTCGAATGGGTGAGCTGTGATCGTGACAGGGAATCCGACAGGATCATTGTCCTTGTAGTTGATGTCATCGACTGCCGTAGGCTGTCCATCCGGAATGACTGTGCGGCTCTTGGTTCCATCATTATAGATCCTGTCAATGACATATACTGCATGATTCAGCTCTTTCGAGTTGGCTTTCACGGTGATGCCTGTTTCGAGGCTTGTGCCTTCGACATTGCTATCGCCGTATGCCACTTTCAGCGCTTCAAGATTGAGCGACTCGATGAGTGTCATTTTGTATGTGTCGGTCTTTTTGGTCTGTGGTGTCAGCACGACATCTCCGCCCCAGGCAGTTGTCTCGGATGTTTCTCTTGACTGCGAGTTTGTTACTCCGTCAGAGCTGATGTATCCGAGGCACTTGAACGCAGAGCTGAGAGTGGTGCCCGGTGACGTCGGGAGTGTGGTGCCGAGTGGCGCTCTGAATACCGCTCCGCCTATCTCCGGCTTACCGACGGACACATTGCTTGCTGTGTTTCCCATTTCTATGACCTCCTAATAATGAGTTATCTGGTATACCGCCTGATAGCGGTACTGCTTCCGGGCTATGTTGGTGTAGTTGTAGTCTGTTTCAAGATAGCATCCGCCGATCTCGTCAAGCTCGACTATTCCCTCCATCGCCCTCTTCATTCTTTCATTTGATTCGGCGGCTTCGGCCTTGGTGTCTCCATATGACTGAATCGCTACTGTTGATGTGCATATATGGTCCACGGTTGTGCTTCCGGTCTTATCAACGACAAAAAACTCACCCGCAGGTGAGTCCGGAATTTCTCCATGTACGTTATCGGTCTGTAGCTTATTCTGTAGGTAGTCAATGATGATTGCTTCGATGTTCATCCTCTCACCGCCTTTAATAGAGTATTATTATCCATGTTGTCCTGTGCAGCTGCTGCGCTCCCCGTAGCGACTGAGACATTGGCTCTTGATGGTCCTACATGGACATCGTAGCCGTCTCCTGCGCGATTCTTTATCGCCTTCGCATGAGATATGAGCGCCGACTGCATTTCCGGGCTCTTCATGAGCGCCGTCACTCCTTCGCTGTTCAGTTCGAACTTGAAATCACTCATAGCGCTCCACCGTCACTTTCTTATTCCATTCGAGCGGGATCATCTCCTCGATGCCCTCAAGCGGAATGCCGATAGTGCGGAAGTCCTGTCCAAAAAAACTGACTTTCTTGTCTGTCCAGTCGTGCTTGTCTCCCTTCGGGATCCCGATGCGGTATACTGCCTTTCTTCCGGTCAGACTCAGCGTCTCAAGGACCTCTGAATCGCTCAGCGGCTCGATCAGTATATTCTCGACTGTCTCAGGTACGTCGTCATATATAGGCTTGTTGAAGGCATCGCGCCCGATTTCGACCTTGTTGTAAAGAGTTATAGGTATTCCTTTCATGCCCATTCCTCCGGTTTCCTGACGAGCTCCTGCACAGGGCTATATGAGCCTATCATGTTTCCAGCTCCCAGCATCTGCTTTTCTGCTTTCGACAGATAGACCTCACCGGCTGAGCCGCTTCCCATGGTCCAGCTCTGCGAGTATCCGAATCCGGACATGCTTCCCTGCGAAGCTCCGATCGGTACGGCGCTCGGGCCTTCGTTGCCGAGGGCCCTAATCACCGCCCTGCAGGACACTACTTTTTTTGCACCCTCCGATGCTTTGTCGTTGTAGCCGTCTATGAGGATAGCTACATCATCGAGCAGTGTGCTGCATACGGCCTGTTCCCTCTCGGACATGTCTCGAGTGATCCTCGCCTGGACATCTTCCGTCGTTGCATATGCCATGCTGCTCACCTCTGTTTCTTTGTGCTCTTTGTCTGCTTCTTCGGCTTTGCGGGTTCAATGTCAGAAGCGGCGGGCTTGTGACCCGCCGCCTTGTACTCTTCAGCACGATCTTCCGCTACCCACATTTCATTGCCGGTTAGCCTGTTGATGAATTTGACCATTGCTGACTCCTTTACTCAAACTGATAGTATCTCGCGAGATGGCCACATCTGACCCGAGGATCCATCCATATCTCGATACCGAAGGCTCTGGCATTCATGCAGAAGTAATAGTCCTCCGACAGGGTTGAGCCGTCCTCATTCGTGACGTACTGAAACCATGGAGCATCCATCCTCGTGAATACGTTCGCCTTCACGAGAGCGCACGCGAATCCACCGCCCTTCACAAGCGTCCTCTCTTTCGGGAGTTCGTTGTAGTAGAAGCTGTCATGATATGACGGCGCTCCGAATTTAATTATCGCGGATTTCCCGTCCTTGGTGTTCTTCCGAGGGCATACGCCGAGGCATATGTCTACCGGGGGATCAAGCATCAGATCCAGGGTGTCGGCAGGCACGACCGTGTCGCTGTCAATCATCAGGACATAGTCGTATCCTCCGATCTGGACCTGCTTTGCTATCTCATTCCTTGCGACAGCGCAGTCATATCCTCTGATGAAATCAAAGTGTAATTCATGCTCTGAATGCAGGTTGTAGATGGCTTTGAACACTTCGGGCTGAATCGTCTCGAATGTTGGCACTGCTATCAGTATTTTCATGATGACCTCTTATGCTACGTGAGTTCTGACGATCTTGTTGAAGCAGGTCGCGTCTGCTACGAAGCCGATCTCGATCTCTGCCTTGACTGCGAACATGTTGTGCTCCCAGAGGTTGACAGGGTTTCCGCCGATCGTGAGTGTCGCCTGGTTGCTGATGTCAACCTTGACGCCTTCTACGACGCCATACATGGCCTTTGTCCAGTCGCCCGCAAATCCGAGCACATCTGGCTTGGCCGGCTTGTATCCGGACTGTCCGGACGAACCGGATGCTGCATTGCCTGCGAAATACAGACCCTTGGAGTAGTATACTCCCTGGCCGAGCAGGCGAGGGATAGCGCCCTCAGATACGTTGTTGATGAAGATCGGGCGACCGTCTTTGTCGAGTGCGGAAAGCATCTCGCCCCTTGCCTGTGCAGAGAATGCATATCCGTTGACATTTCCATCGTGAGTGGAGATGTCGATGTCAGCTGCTACGAGAGCGCTGTAGAATCCGCCTACTCCGCTGGCGTTCACGTCGATGGACTGTGCTGTGCAGTTTGTCAGCACTTCGAAACCTGTGCCTGGAGTGGATCCGCTGAAGACTGTTCCGTCAAATTTCTTTGCGAGCGCTCCTGGGATCCTTGCGACGAGTGCATCATAGAGAGCCTTGTAGTCTCTTGCGAATTCGTCGGAGAATGGCACGATTACGGCCAGCTTGTAGGCCTTCATGACCTTCTTGTCGAGCCCTGGGTTCGATACCGGCTTTGCAGCGGTCTCGGCTACCCATGCTGCTTCAGGGTCGCTTGTGATCATTGGAATCTCGAGGCCTCTACCCGGCAGCTCAATTTTCCTTGCGAGTCTCATGATTGCGGACTCTTCCTGTGATTTCTGGATGATCTCGGACGAAATGTCCTTTGGCAGTTCCAGATTTGTTCTGTTGGTGTTGATTCCTGACATTTTAGTTTCCTCCCATTATTCCTTCCATCCAGCTTGCGAAGCTGTCTCTTGTGCTACCACTGCCGCCCTGGCCGCCCGGTTCCCCGCCGTCATGGACGTTCGGATATGTCTCACCTTCCTTGAACAGGAATGGCTTCGACTCCTTGAGCCCCTTGATCTGATCTTCGAGTCCGGTCAGCTTTCCATCGTCTGAAAGAATGAGCTTGCTCTTGTCGAGCAGGCCTGCCACCAGTCCGACATCCTGTGCCATGTGGCCTATGGCCGCCTGGATGGCGTTAGTCATCTTCATATCGGCGATTTCTGCCTTGTGCGTCTTTTCCTTGCTCTGAAGGTCATTCTTCAGGCTCTCGATCTGAGACTTGAGTGTCTCATTGTCTCCTGCTGATTCCTTCAGCTTGTCCAGTTCGCTCTTGACTGAGTTGTAGGACGATTCGGCCTGTTCCTTGGCCTTGTTTGCTTCGTTCAGCCGGTCTCTCGGTACGAATCCCTTGAGTTCCTCTGCTGACTTTGCGGCTGCCTTTTCGGCCAGCTCTTCAGAAATACCCAGTGCGACAAAATCTTCTTTTTTCATGGTTTTCCTCCTCGAAACATTTGTTATCGCAGTTCAGTCTGCGCATATCGGTTCTCCTGTTTTACGTCCGGAGATGACAGAGAGACGAATTACTGATGCCTCCGGCAGGAGTTGAACCTGCCTCCCAGGGTCTTGAGCCCTTGCGTTCCACCGGGATGAGACGTAACGGCACCCTCTTCATGGTGCCAGATCTGCGGCCTCTTCGGGATAGTCGATGTCGCATGTATAGTCGTTTATGACCGTATAGTTGTGATAGTTTATCTGATTCAGCGGAGTTGCCTGGATGACCTGCCAGAGCTCCCACATGATCGGTTTGCGCTTGAACAGTCCCTGATCCTGATATTGTTTCGTCAAGCTGATCGCGTTCTTCAGGTGTTCCGTGTTTTTGACCTTTAATGCGAATGGCTCCGCCCATGGCTTCCGGTATTCCGGAGGGAATGGTGGAGCTGATGCGAAGAATTCGATATCGTCTGTATCGGTTTCGACTATTGTCTTGATTGCTTCCGGCGAGAAATAGACGTCTCCGAAGATATAGCAGACCTCTTCATCTGTCGGATAGAATGCATCGCACCAGTATCCGGTGAAATTGTCATATCCATTGGCATTATATGAATTCTCATGCATGAGCAGCGGAAGGCCCCATACTCCGAATATGGGATTATTGGAGCTGATAGCTATATCCTCGACTCCGTTTTCTCTCAGGAGCCTGATGGTCCTTTCGAGGATCACTTCGCCATTTACTTTGACGAGATGCCTCGGCGTGCTCCATCTCTGATACTGTCCTCCGCACATGATAATGTATTTCATTGCTGCTCCTTGCCGGCCGCTTCCTGGGCCTTCCTCCTTCGATATGCCTCACGCTTCTGCTCATTGATGCGGTCGCGGTCTCTGGCGTATAGTTTCCTGCGTATGGCATTCAGGCGCTCCATCCGTGTCTCTCCTGATCCGATGTATTCGTCATAGAGTGCATCCGGATCATAGCCTTCTATGGATGTCTTATTGTTGAATCTGACCTGGAATGTGCAGTCGCAGTTGTTGTGGATGTGCTCTGCGTGCCCGTTCCGGATCGCATCCCTTGACGCTCTCACCCATCCCTGTGAGGCGAGCATCAGGCAGTATGCGCATGTATCTCCGCTTGGCACCCATGCCCATTCCGCTCCGTCCCTCAGAGCGTTCTGCATCGTGGTGTCCACTCCGGCAGTCTTGACCAGCCTTCCGACTGATGCCGCTACCGCGTCTGGATCTACCGTGTCGAACATTTTGCCCTTGACGGCTCTGGCTGTCTCTCCGTATGTCGCTGTCGCTGCCGGTTCTGCTGCAGGCACGTTGGCGCCGCTTGCCTGTGCTACCGCGTCATACATCTGACAGGCC